CCGAGACGAGTAGCTGCGCGCGTCGGCAAACTCGTATGATCCAAACGTCAGCGAAATTTCGGGGTCGATCGTGGTAGCCCTGAATCCCACCCAGGCCAGCAGCTCGTCGGAAAGCTCATAGGTTCGACCATACGGCTCGACCTGACCTCGGATCGCTTTCATCGTTCGCTCGACGTTGTTGGCAACTCCGGGCTTCGTGACGTCAATGAAGTGGGCCAGCCCCTTGATCACGCGATCACTGAGAACGTCAGACTCGGACCAGACTTCTCGCCGGCCCTCGGACATTTGCTGGCCGGACATGGATTCAAGAAACGCTTGCAAGCCAATCTCGGGGGACAAGAACGGTGACAGCAAGCCCCATGCAGCTTCGCCGAACTTCTCCTCAATTCCCTCGTTGGATTCGTTCATCACCGCGTTCAGCGGTTGTTTGACGTAGGCATAGGGGTCCACATGGGACAAGTCCAAGTGAGTTGTTTTCCCGTCCTCGCCAATCCAAAGGAACAGAAGCTGGCTGTTTCTCTGCCAATTCGGGCCAAGCTGGCGAACGGCTTCGTCTGTCTCGTCGTCAATCCCCAGCATCCACCGCATTGACATAGTTGATGCATAGGTCCAGCCCGCAGCGATGCTCATGCCGGCCAAGCGCTGGGAACCAAGCCTGATCCGGCCCTCGGAAATATCCTTGGCAGCCAGCTTGCCCATATTGATGCTGGTCCGTCCGACCTCCCAAGGGAACGATACGAACGTCCCGATCGGCGCTCGGCGCAGTTTCTGAATGGCCTCAGGAACCATCGAGTATGTCGGGTAGGTGTCGCGCACTCGGGTTGCGGCCTCGACCTCAAGCTCCGCATCGCTCATGCCGGCAAAGTCTGTGTCCCGGTATCGCTGTAGCATTGCAAGCTCATTTGCGAAACCGAGCACCTTCCAGAAATCATCACCCATCTGGTAGATTTTCTGGACAATTCGGAAGAATTTTCGGATGCCGTTTTTGGTCAGCCCTGAAGCCTTCTTGACGCCCCGAACCATCGTCGTCTGTTCCTCAATCATCAGATCGGTGATGTCGCTGAGAACAGCCTTGATCTCGCCAGAGCGCGCGCCGTCGCGGATCACGCCAAGCTCGGCCTGGCGCTTGGTGAACCTGTTCAGATCGGCCCTTGCTTCCCGAGCGCTGTCGTACCGGCCAATCCAAGCCCACACGCCAGACATTCCCGGAAGCTCCGTCATGAGCTCGGAGAGTACGAGCTTGCCCGACGCCTTTAACCCAGTCGGATTGATATGGCCGTTTGCCACAGCGAACCAGCCAGCAGAGTGAAAGTTGCGCGAGGCCGTGGTCGGAGAAAGCACAGTCTTCCCGTATTTCACCATGCCGTTGACCGTCACCATGCCTTTAACCCAGCCCTCAAGCTGGCCGCTATCAACCGCCCGGCGCATCGCCTCAACAAAATCAGGTGTCGCCCATAGGCCAGCCATCGGAAGCATTGGGTCGCTGTCGGTGATCTGCTGGCTCATTTCTGCCGTCTGCTGAACGGATAAGAAGCCGTTGTCTAACCCGTCCTGGCGCACCTTCGACAAGAAGTAATGCTTAGCGTTGATCTGGGACATTTTCAGCATGGAGCGCGCGAAATTGATCTTGGGGTCTTGGTGCTCGCCCATCAGCGCGCGAATCTCTGGCGCAATATTTTTGCGGCGCTTCAGTATCCCCAGGTCTTTCCGGCCAACGTTCCCTGAAATCATGCTCACGAAATCAGAGGCATCCGTGTTCAGAATGCCATTGATCACGCCGTCAGCGTGGGAGCGCTTGGCCTCGTCGGACATTTCAGCCATATCCTCTCGCCGGCCAATCTGCTCAAGAAGGAAATCACGCGCCTCATTGACGACCGCCTCGGTTGGCTCCCAGTTGCCGCTCGGGTCAAATACCCGGTACGACCGATTCAGGTAGGTGCCCTTGTTACCCTCGATCGTCTGGACCAGGGCAATCTTCGCCGCAACCTTCCCGCCAACACCTGGCATGACCTCGATCGCTGCGTATTCTTCCTCGGTCAGATCGCGAAAATCTCCATTCTCAAGCTGCGCCGCGCTAAGAATGTCCAATATCGCCTGCTGGTTGCTTTGCTCAAGCGTCTGGATCAGGTAGCGAATCTCGTCAACGATCATCGCCTGAGTCTCGGCCGACTTCGCATCAAGCATTGCCCGCATACCCTGGAGCTCGCGGAACAGATTGACCGACTCTTGAATCCACTTGATCGGTTCACCGCCCAGAAAAGCATTCATGTCCCGCAGCTTCTGGGATGGAATGTTCATGTAGAGCTTCGTTCCGGTCGCTTTCGCAGCTATGGCGCTGAACTCAGAAGTTAAAGACTCGACCTCGATCGCGTCAGATTCAAACTTACCCATCGCCTGAATGTTGCGCTGGAATGCTTCATCGGTCAGCAGACCCTCTTTGACAAAATACCGCCTGGCCGCGCGCTTGAACTTCATGCGCCACCGCCGATCAGTGTTGGAAACGTCCAGGTAGGGGTGCTTGGTCCGGTGCTCGACCAGATTGCCGTTGCTGTCGCGGCCGAAAACCACGCGGCCCTTGTTCCGCCCGGCATCAGGCGCAACCACTTCCGGGTCCGCTCTGGATACCGGCTGACCGGCCTTGCCGTCAATGTCTACGGAAAAACCCGCATTCTGGTCTGACTTCTTGCGCGAGTACCGAATATCCGGGTTGCTGGGGTCAAACGTGCCTTGGTTTTCCGTGCGCTGATACATAGCAGGAGCATAAGACGGCCCCTCAGACTTACTCACGCCATCAATAACGCGCTTGACCGAACCACGCGCCATGTGAGCTACATCGGCAGACGTAAAGCCCTTGACGAGCGGCCTAGTCGCCTTGAACTTGCGGAGGAATGCCTTGATCGTCGCGACAATTTCGGAGAATGCGCCACCTTTAGCCCCGTTTTCGGCCATGTAGGCAATCGTCTCTTCCCAGAGAGCTCCGTCAGTCTTGATCGTGTCGTCTTTCAAAGCCCGCTGGTGAGCAGCATAAGCGTCACGCGATGACTTGCGAGCGCCTTCTTTTGCGCCCTCTTCGACCTGTTTCTTGATTCGGCTGATCAGAGAGCCGTACTTGTCGCCAAGCATGTCCTTGAGGCCGTGGTGAACGCCGACCTCATGCAAGATTAGGCCAAATTCGCTGCCGGGCTTGATATTGTTGGCCGCCATGTAGACCTTGCCGCCCATGTAGACCGCCGCAGCGTCGCTCGGGTGGTTTCCTGGCCAGTCTGCCGGGGATTCGGTCACGGTGATCAGGCCGGAGTCGATCAGGGCCTTCTGGGCGCGCGGGGTCAGGGAGCCGATGATTGCTCCAGAGGTGGTTCTACCTTGTTCTCGGCGGGAGTACATTTCCACGCCTTGGTCGGTTTCTCGGGTTTCAACGACCTGGAAAAAGTTGTCAAACGCAGCGCGAATGCCTGGCATTTCCCCTTCAGTCGGGTACGGGTAGCTCTCGGTCTTTCCGCCCATTGCCTCCCACGCTTGTTCGCTGACGACATTGGCAAGATAGTCGTTCGCTCCGTTCTGGTCGCGCAGCTTCTCGATCACGTAACCCTCAAACGCCCGGGCAGAAAGCTCAACCGACGTTGACCAGTAATCCTTAGACCGAACTGAGTCCAGCTCCTGCGACCGCTTAGGCATCCCGCTTTTGTAAATGGCCTGAATCACGCCATTAAAAGCATCCCGGACTTCTGGGCGAATACCGCCAGCGTCTCGCTGTTCGCTCTCGGTCATGTAGTCGGTGCCGCCGTGGCGTTTACCGAACTCATTGTCCAGAGAATGCCAGAATTCGTGAGCAAGACTTCCTGCGCCCTGCATCTTAGTCAAGTTGATGACGACTTGACCCGGCTCGTAATGCGCCGCCGCAGACCTCTTCCCGCCCTTGCCGCGCGCGCCGAACGCCAAACCCAACTTGCCGTTCAGGGACAGGGCTTTGGCTGGCACGTCGATGACGCCAGCAAGGTCCATCAGCGCGTCATAGGCGTTGTTAAGATCATCCTGGCGCTTTGACTGTTCGACCCAGTTGCCGAACTGGACGCCGCGGAAGCCGAATTCGTCAGCCCACAGCTCAGGAGTCGCATCCTGCCCATTCAGATGGTCAATTCCGACCCTGGGCGCATTGGTTTTGTCACGGTGCGGCGGGACCTCCCGCATCTTCTTGTATTCGCTCTCGAGTAAATCCCGATTGTCGTTCAGATACATTCGAGCGCGCATGACGTTATCAAACCCGGTCTTGACGCGCAGCAGGTTTTTCCCGATTTTTCTGCCGATAAACACGTCCTTTGTTCGACGATCACTGTAGATGTCAAACCTGATCGGACCCCGTTGTTTGCTGCCAAGCGCTGGATGCACTTCACGGAATTTTTCAATAGCCTCCTCGCGGGTGTTGCCAACAGCCAATTCGCGCGGGAAGTTTGAATACGCGCTGCCCTTGGTCTTTTGCTCGATCGACCACTTGACGACGTTCTTTTCTCCGCGATACAGCGAGTAAAGGTTCTTAGTGAACCAGATGCCCTTCAATGATTTCTCGTGACCAAACTCCTCGTACAGATCAGCGCGGCCGGTCAGGCGGTCCACATTCCTGACCGCGCCAGAAAGGCGCTGACGGAACTCGCTTGCCATGTCTGGGTTACGCAACAGCTCAACGGACACTGTGCGCAATTGCTCAAGGTTGTTGGCCCAAGATCGCATTCCGCGCGACCGGGGCTTGGCAGGAACCTCGTCGCGAAGCGCTCGAACCAATGCAACCACGGACGGATCAGAGCCTTCGTCAATGAGCTTCTGGTAATTTGGTTGAGGCCATGACTTCGACAGCGGGACTTTGGCCGCATCCTGCTCTGAAGCGGACTCCAGTGAATCAGCGTAATCCTTGCGTGCACCGACGATCTTCTCGCCGAAATCGTCAATGGGCTGCGTAGGTTCGCTGCTTGTCGCTGCTGGCGCTTCAGGCTCAGGGGCCGGGGTTGCTTCGGCGGTCGGCTGGTCGATCGGTTCAATCTCTTTCTGCCCGATCAAGTCACCCTGAGCAGGACGCGGCCCAGCGAATAGGTCGCCGTCGCCTTCAAGCATGTCGGGGGATTGTTCGGTGCGGGTCTGCCGGTCGCGGTCGGAGTCGGCCTGAGCCTGAGCTGTGGAGTCTACCGGGCCTGCTAAATCTTGCGGGCCGGGATCGGCGTTCTCAGGCTCTCTGGAAGGATTATCTCGAACTTGCTCGACGGCTCGATCTGAGCCAGAAAGTCTCGGTGCGATCCTTTCCACTCCACCGGGCTCTTGCTCCCTGCCTGCGCGCTCGCCGGTTGCTTCGCGTCTGCGCTTTTCTGCCTTGAGTGCTTCATCTGCTGTATCCTTGTTAGCTCCCCGGCCAAACGTAATGTTCAGCCCGCGCTTATTGATCACCGTACCATCTGATTTTGTCTCCCGCAATATGGCCTGCGAAAGTTCATTGTTCACTTCGGTCATGAGTGCATCGACATTCTGGCCGTCTTCAGGCATAACATAGAAATCATCACCGCTAACATGGAACGACCCGCGATCTCCAAATTTGCCATGAATGGACCGAGCAACCGTAATAAGCAGGGCATCGCCAGCAGAAGGGCTCAGGTTGTCGTCAATCCATTTTAGGTTATCAGCATCAATTGACACTACTTCGCCCTGATGGCCTTTGATGGCTCGCTCAAATGACCGGCGACCGTTGATGCCGGTAAGCTCGTTGCTCAGCAACGCAATCAACCGCTCTTCGCTGGTCATCTCATACGGGTCTTTAGCAGCAATCTCAGCCCTTTGTTCGGGCGTCGTTCTGCGCTCAGTCTGGTTTGTCGCCATAGGAGCATTAGGCTCAATGACGAACTCAGCTCGTTCAATCACCTGATCAGTCTCGTACTGGAGCGAATCAACCTGGTTATCAGTCAATTCTCCACGCTCCGCCCGCTGCTGGTCGCGTCTTGGGGCCAGTCGCTCCTGTAAGGTGTCAGGGCCAAATCCTTGCTCAAGATTTGCGCCCATGCGAACAGCCGAGATCGTTTCAAGCATCGCCTCAACAGTTTCAGCCTGTTGCTCGCCCAGCCTTTCTCCGTTTAGCGCCTTCTTCACAGCGTTTTGGATTCGCCCAACAGTCATGCCGTCAGCAATAATGCCTTGCGCCCACTGAGGATTCTCGCTTGGAACACCAATGTAGTCGCCGGTATCCGATGGCCGGTCGCCTTGATTCGTGTTATAGCGACCCATAGCACCGCCGCCCTTTTTCAGATCAGACACCATAGACTCAATCTGGTCTCGAAACTCTGGCCGACGAAGGCGCATATCGGACCACTGGCGAGTACCGCCGCTTTTTAGCTGGACGGTAGGCAGCGCGTCAATCTCGACGTAAGTGCTTGGCTGGTTCGTATCTGAGGCAACAGGCTCAGGCTGAACAGGTTCTTGAGTCGGCTGCGCTGTATCTGCCTGAGATTCAGGCCGCAACTGTCTCAGAACGTCACGAAGCCCCTGCCGGCCCTGCTCTACGCCATTGGCCTGCTCTGGCTGTGCGGTGGGCTCAGGGGTCGGCTCAATTGCATCAGCGGGCTCAGGAGCTGTCTGATTGGATGCGGGGGCAACTTCTGGCGTTGCAGTCTGTGGGGCGGGCTGGGCGCGGTTGCGGAAACCAGCAATACCGCCGATCGGTGCAAACAGCGCGCCCATGCCAAAGGCTTCACCAGCGCCCTCAAACGTGCCCTGATCCGGGTTGACCGCCTGGGTGGCTTGGTTTGCCGCCACCTGCGTATACCCTTCTTCCAGGGCTTCTGAAAGACCTTCACCCACAAAGCCCGTTGCAGCGCCACGAAGAACACTGCCGCCGCCACGTCCCGACCCAGCAAGCGCTCGATCAATTGCCAAAGCGCCAGGGATCAAATTCAGGCCCAGAGAAACGGCGGCCGTCTTGAGTCCAGCCAGTCGGGCCAGCTCAACAGAGACTGTTTCCTTGGCCTCCTCCTCGTCCACGCCTTCAGCAATCAGGCGCTTGTAGGTCTCATTCGCGGCCCACAATTCGCCGTCCTGCTGCATGAGCTGCTCAAACGCTGTGCTAGCAGAGTCAGCGCCCCCTAAAATAGCACCAGCTCCAGCGGCTCCAGCGGTTGCGGCTCCAGCGGTCGTTTTTGCCCCGGCGCCCATTACGCGCGCCAGAATGCCAGCGCCGCGACCAGCGACACCAGTAATCATAAGGTTCGGTGTCTGTTCAATGAAGAACGAAAGCAGTAATCGGGGACGTTTTACAGTCTCGGAGGCCACGGCCTTGAACGCGCCCCACTGGCCTTCAGCGGCAGTGGCTGACTCGACAGCCGCGTCTACATCGGCCTGCTGTCCGACGATCGTGTCAGACTCGATGGCGCTGGCGAAGCCCCTCACGCCTTCAGCGGCTTTGGTCAACACATTGTCCATGCCACCAGGCAGTCCGGTCAGCCCGTACAGGGTGCCAGCAGTTCCAACAGGCAGTGCGACGGCTTTGGCTAACACCGCAGCAATCTGATCAATCCAGTCCGTTGCGACGTTCTTGCGGTCTTCTCCGCCTACCCGGTCGCGCCATGACCGATCAGGGTCAGACAGCAGTGCGCCCAATGTTGAATTATCTCGCCCAGGCGTCATGTCGGGCGCTCTCCAGTTATCGCGCCGGTTTTCCCATGTCTCGCCGCGGCCCTCGGAAGTCTGAACCCCCTCGGTGAGCTTCTGACCTAGCGATGTTGCGTTAGGGTCTGGCGACTGCATTGGAATAGCAGTGCCTTCGCTATCTGACCAGCCAATCGGGTTGTTGTTGGTTTTCTTTGCTGTCGAGCCTGGACCGGGCTCGGAAACATTTTCTGAGCCAATTCCATAACTATCAATCCGGCGCTTTGCGCGCTCGTTGGCTGCTGACAGTTGCTCGGGCTCATATAGAGACTGAGGGACCATACCCTCACCAGCACCTCGGATGGTGTCACCAGCACGAGATGCGAAGTTGTCCATGTTGCCAGTCAATAGCCCATAGATATTCCCAGAAGTTCCGGCAAGATTACCTACGCCACGAACGCCATAGGAAGGCAATGTGTTGACTGCCCGGTTTGCGCCCTCGTCATACCCGTCACCAAAGAACTCCTGCTGAAGGGCTAAGTCTTTTTCTCTCTGGGTTTGGGGCAGGTCATAAACATCATCCTCGGTTACGTCAAGGCTGCTGAAGTCATATTTTGATGACGTACCAAGATGACTAAACTTGTACTTGCTCACTAAAGCAACCCTCCAATGATTGCTTCAATCTCATATTGCGGAGCGCCCTGGTTAATGAGTTCCTGCCGAATACGGTCAACTGATACACCTCGCTGCATAGCTGCTCGGGCTTCTGAAATCTCGGCGTCAAGGCCGGTCGACTCTGGCTCCTCAGCGCCGCTAAGTAATCCTTGCGGTGGGGAAAATTCACCTGAGTACGCCTCTACCCTAGAGCGATAAAGAGCATTCTCGACCATTGAAAGGGCTTCATTTAGAGGGGTTTCCGCAGTGATACCAAGGCTGCTCGCCATAGCCGGGTTTTCTGTCAGCAATGTTTCAACTCGCGGCGCGTCATCTTGGTATTCCTTGAAATAAACGGGCGTCTGCTCAGAGGCAAAGCGCAATGAGTCCTGCCGGAACCTAAGCGGTATCTCGCGCTGAAGCGCAGTCGGCCCGCCAGCCGCAGAACTAGGCGGCCGCATACGGTCGGTAGCAAGGGCATTGCTTGCATTGATCTGCGCACGAATCCTCTCGCGCTCAAGCTCTGCCGTTGGCTGGTTGCGCTCAATCTCAGCATTTAGCAATCCAGCCTGGTACTGGCGGTCTTCGGACAAAGCGTTACGCTCACGCTCAAAAGCGTTACGCTCACGCTCAAAAGCATTCTGGTCGCGACTCTGCTGGAAGTCCCGCTCTTCTGCCAACTCTTGAGAGCGAATCTGACCACGCGCAGCAATCTCTTGAAGGCTCTGCCGGGCTCGATGTCTGGCCGTAATGTTGTCGTTGACGATAGAGCCAAATGCTTGCAGGCCCGCGCCTAGTGCAATCTTTCCTGCTGCTGACATAATTAAGCTCCCAAAAGTCCTCGACCGACCGCCTGAGACACTTGGTTAGGTCTCGGCGCTGCCATCTGTTCACCTGCTGCCGCCGCCTGCGCCGGGTCAATCCCGCGCTGCCGCATCATCTGCTCTGCGTCACTCATTGCCTGGGCATAACTGCCGTCCTCCATCATCTGAGACAGCGCCTCTTGGGCCATTGCCTTTTGCTCTGGATCGTCACCGACCGCCTCCATGTGCATCGCCACCATTGAAATCAGCGACTCTTGACGAATGGCGTCAGCTTCGTGCTGGATGCCAAGTGCTTCAACAATCTCAAGCAAGTCGTCAATTGTCTCTGTAGCAAGGTATAGCAAAAAGTCAATGTCCAGAATCTCAGGGTTGCCGCCCTCAAACTGGTCAGCCGTCTCGCGAACGATGCGATAAGCAAGCGCGGCAATAGTCTGCCCCAAATCCTGCTCACCGCCCTGAACAGCCTGAATTATTTGCTCTTTGGCAGGCCCATGAATGTAGTCAAGAATCCCGTCAAGAATTTCTTGCTCAAAGTTTCCTTCAATCAGTCCTTGCTCCACGTTCAGCCTCCTTGCCAAATCGGGTAGTTCACACTAGGCGGCCTGCCGGTCCAATCAGGTTGATACTGATCCCCCGGTTGCCGTGGTTGCCTTGGGGCTCCCTGCATAGGGCCACCCATGTATTGATTGCCTGGGTATGGATTCATCATTGCGCCGTCAGCAAGCAAGCCTTGGTTAAAGCTCGGCTGAAATGACTCACCAGACTGCAAATTAACGCCGAACAGACCCTTTGGCTCATTCATCTCCTCAGTACCTTGGGCCTGAAGGTATGCGCCGCCCATCTGGAACGCTGCCGGAATAGCGGCTTGAGCGATGGTCTGCCCAATGCTTTGTTGGCCAAATAGTCCGCTTACTTGCGATCCATTGAAGAACCCCGAGCGCTGAACATTACTCATTGCTTCCGATGCTGATCTCGCTGGGCTTTTCCATCCGCTGCCGACCTTCAATGAATCCTGAAGCCCGCTGACGGCTTTGGAGCCAAACCCCATAGCCTGGGCCGCCGCACCATTTAATAGCGTGCTGCCAGTCATCCCAGACGCTGTAGCCGCCGCGCCAGACGCGCCGGAGCCAAGACCAATAGTTCCGGCAAGCCCTGTCGCGCCTGCCCACATTGTTGACCCAGCTGCCGATAGCGCCCCGGTTAGACCACCTCCAGCCGCCGACATAGCGCCAGAGAAACCAGCCGTCCCAACGGTGGCAATCCCAGCCGTGAAAAGACCTGCGGCAACGGCGACGATTGGCTTCCAGTTCTTTTTGATAAACTTGCCGACCTTTTTAATCCCTTTCTTAATCTTGCTCATTTCTGGCCTCCGATGGTATGAACGAACATTGACCCGCGCCGCTCAAATCCTTTCGTGCGATAGAAGCGATCTTTGGCCTTCAGCCGATCGCCGTTGCTATCACTCATCATTATTTCCTTGGCCCCGACTGATCGAGACCATGCCTTAAACTCGTCGATGAGTTCCCCTCCGCCTTGCTTGGCAAAGAAGTCAATCTCTGAGGTAAATCGCCAATTCGATTGAAGCAACTCATCAGCCATGCCGATAAGAAGCCCGCAAATGTCCGGGTTCCGCGCAACCAATACCACGCAGTCCGGTCGCCGCAGAAGCGTCTTGAGACTCTTGCGGAACTTCGCGGCTGAGTACGGTATATGACCCCAGGCAGAAGACTCGTGAGCCTCGCGCCCAAAGAGGACAATCTTGCCAATGTCCTTAATGGTTGCCTTGCCTGCCTTCAACCGCCACGCCTCATTGGTGGCAACTGACCCGCACTGGTCCACGCATTAGGGTTGATGAATGAAGGTGTATAGCCCTGCATCCAACTAGGCATCATGCCCATAGACTGCTGAGAGAATTGCGGGGCCATGTTCATCCAATTCTGGACCGCAGCGTTTTGCTGCTCGCCCGTCAAGTTAGGGTTGGAAAAAATGCCCGTGATCGGATTCATAAAAGCACTTTGGCTGTTCTGGAATACGTTTGCGCTTAGCTGGTCTCGGTTTAGTCCATGGTTAGCCCAATCCATATTTGATCCATGACGAAATCTAGCCCAATCAATGCCCATGTTTTGATCAAACTGGTTCTGCTGGATCGTGCGGTCAATGTCCGACTGACCCGACCCAAACGCCTGCGAATCCTCACGCTCTTCAATTCCAAGCATTTGACGCCGATAGTCATCAAGAGACCCGAGCTGGTGCCCTAGAAGCATCTGGTCAAGCGCAGATTGGCGGTTTGAGCTTGCTGACATGGCTTGGGCTTGAGCCCTCATCTGAGCCTGGGCAGCACTGGCCTGCCTATCCCTAGAAGCGTTATCCATTTGTAGGTTTAAGTCTGATACGTTGCCGTACCGGGAAGCGTCAAATTGAGCAATTGGAGCTGCGCGGTCAATAGCCGCCCCCACCGAGTTAGCACCAGCAATTGAAGAATTCGCAAGCCCGCGACGTGATGCCATGTTTACGCCATCTTGTCGAGCCTGCTGAATATATGGGTTATCAGACTGCAAAAGCCCGTTAAGCTGGTGGCTCATTAGCTGATTGTCTTGAACTTGCTGACTAGCTGGCCCCATCGCTGATCCGGCGGGGCCGCCTGCGCTGAACCCCACGGACGACGCCCCGCCGCCACCGAGACCACTCCTGAAATTAGCGGCCGCATTGAACAACGAGGGGTCAATGTTCATCCCTACGTTGTAGTTAGAATTGCCGTTTATGGTTGTGCCTAAATTGAAATCAAATGGCGAACTCATCGCTCTTTCCTCCTTGGCGAGACATCTGCAAAGCCCAGCGCCTGTATTGTGAACGGCTGATCAGTTGTTGATTCGTGGTTGAGTCTGATGGAAATATCACGACCCCTTGCGTTAGTTCTTGTTTTTGAGAAAGCGGGCCTTTCTCCAGAATAATAGTCTTGGGTGTTGTCCCCAAGCGCAAAGCTCTCTTCACGGCCTGCCGGCGGGCTGTAATCCGTCCCGACTTGGTGCGAAAGCTCAGCATACCCACGAATGCTGGAGTGAATGTGCATGACATTGAACCGAGCGTTCATCTCTGTGTCACCCTTGTTGAAAGGATTCGTAACTAAGTAAGACGATATCGGAAGCCCGTCAAAAGTATTTCCACGGTCGAGTTCTATCATGTGAGGGTAGTTTTGAGCGCCTAGAAATATCCGATCTGATCCGCGCTCATCAATACCCCATGAGGCGCAAGAGAACAAAACAGGCTCTTCGCTGTAAACCCATGACGCCGGAGTCGGGCTAAGACTATCGCCATCAACGTCCAGATATTCGCCATCCTTCTTAACTGAATATCGTTGAATGGTGAACTCGGGAGTATCGCGCCGGAACGTCATCGTAAGAACGTAACCGTCCTTAAAGATCACCCTGTACTGAGATTTGTTTCTCACGACGATGCTCCCCGCTACCGACTGATCAGCATCAAGCCCCTTGTTCACGCCCTGAAGTCTTGGGTTAAGCCAGGGATGCACAAGCTCGCTCAACCGGCCTCTCTGAAAGTCCCCGTATTTGTCCGTTACAGATATGGTGCTGACGCCCCTGAAATCACAGAAAACCGGGATGCCCATATCCTGAACCGTGTATTCGATAGCGCCAGAGTTGGCACTGATAATGCTGGGCTGAAGAGTGTCGTTATCCGCGCCCTGGTAAGCAATGATCTGGCTTTCAGTGAATACAAATAGCGCATCACCCTGGGCTCGCAACATCCCCACAATTTTATCCCCCACCCCAAGCGTCAGAGCGTCACTGCCAGAGTAGTCCGTGGGCTCCGCTGGGACAGACATATCTATATTTCCATTTGCGTACCCCAATACGAGCCGGTCCTTGAGCCTCCCTATGTGCCGGGGGATAGCCTTATCGTCGTCGAGCCCTGTCCTGATCCAAATGAAATAGCTATCATTAAACGTAAACGCATTGCCCGCACCAGACGCGCCGTAAACAGCCTCAAGATTCTCGCTTGCAAAGAAGTTGCTTGTTATGAACTGATACTGGCTTGACTCTTCTGCCAGCTTGAGAGGGCCAGGGAGCCTGTTTGGCGCTGGCTGGGAAAGCGCGTTGGCGACAAGAGACCCAGCACCATCCGCGCCAGTCCTGATCTCGGCCCCGGCAGGAATAGGGCTGGTAAGGGTCATCGACCGAAATGACAGATAACCATCGCCAGTTCCATCCCATGCGCCACTTTTCAGGTAGCTATCAAGAACCTCTGCCGAACCATAGTCTGCGCTCACTCCGTCGTAGAAATAAACGGTAGCCGACTTCTGACGATAATGAGCCTTGACGCGAACCAAGAAAATTCGACCCCAATCCGAAAAAGAAATCGCGCTTCTTCTTCGCCTTGTCTGAATGGCGACGCCGAAATTTATTTTCGATGCGTCAGAGCTCGTCAGCTTGGAGCCAAACATCTCGCTTAAACTTCCAACCGTGATCGTGCCCTTCGTCGTGCTGATCTCTTTGTTTACCGTAATCCAGTCTATTCCAGAGTCGGTAGGGTTGTCTGGGTCAACCAGTCCGACTCGGTATATATCAATGCTTGGCGATGGAGGGACCGTTGCTGCGTCAGTGCGCGCCTGAGCTGTTATCTCAACCTCAACCCCCGTCAGAACGTCAACGTCATCAAGCTCAAAGCCAAACCCTTCAAGGATCAAAGGTCGGCCTGAAGGTATCGAAGTTCCTGACCCGTGGTTGATCTGGGCGTATGTGCCGCCGTCAACCTCAAGCCTAGCAACAGTGGCTTGAGTCCATGTTATGTTTCCAGACCCGCCAATGTAGACATTTGAAAGCGTCCTGAATCCCGTATCAGTTATGTTGCCAGCGCCGTCCGACTGATCCAAGACCGACACAGGCTCAGTTGTCGCTGTTTCAATCTCGGACTCATAACCCATATTTGTTGGAATAAACCCCTCGCCAGACCCAGACTTAACAATTACCGCATCATCAGAGCTGACTCTAGCTTCAATCGTACACAGGGGCTCATCTACAGCGCTTCCCCCAAAGACGGAATAGACCTCAAATACATTATCGGCGCTTGAATCGGTCAACACGTCACCCTGAGCCACTGAGCCAGACACGGTTTCAACCAAGCAAATGCCAAGGTACTCCTCCCCAGCCACTTCAATGACAGCGCGAACAATGCACTCATAGCCGCCAGACGAATCAAGAGTGTCACCAAAGGAAGGAAATATCTCCGAATTTATGAATTTCAGCTCCGTCAAGAGGTTTATATCTCGACCAATAGGCATCTGCTCAAGCGAGGTGGCTACTGGGTCGGGCTCCGGCATCAGAAGCTCGATAGACTCCCCTAAGTCAACAATACGGCAGGTTTGATAGACGCCTACGCCATCTTCCGGTGGAATGAGGCTGCGGGGGTCTCTGTTTCCCAGAGGGCCAGTGGTTACAAGCTGGTGGTCCTGAGAGTAATAAGCCCACTGATTGGGCACATAGAGGGCTGCTATCGTCGAATCGTAGCTGGCATCCTCCATGTTGTAGCGGTAAGTTCTGGCGACTCCATAGTTCTCACCCCTAAACCAAGTCATACCCAATGGATAGCCTCCAGGAAATTGCTGCACGGTCTGCCTGTATGCCTGCTGGTTGAGGCTTGCCGCATTGTTGTAAGCAAGCCACGAAAGCCCGCTTGATGGCAGCATGTGAGCGTTAAATATCCCCTCTGTTCCGTGAGCGCCCGATACAAGCATGTCGGTAAAGGTGTTGCCATAAGTGAACAGGGTTGAGCCCTCAGAGGAACCGGCCTGCTGAACTTCGTTCTTGTATATTACTGTGCGCCCATATCTCTCCTTAGGCTCGTTTGGAATAATAGGGAAGTTGACCGGGCCGATGAAAGAATCAACGGAAGGGAAAAACACTTGCCCAGTCCTAACCGTTAGGTCAACGTCATCTATCCCATCCCCGGCCACGTTAATAAACTCCGGCGACTCTATGACGTAACCTTTTACCGGGCCTCTCCAGCTAACTACATTGATAAATTTGGTGCTTGCTCCGGTCCCGTCAGTTGTTGCGTCAGCGTTTTTCGGCAGCCTGAAATAGACCTCATCGCCAACAGCAAAGTTGGTGAATGATGAGGGGGGCCATATCCCGCTATTTAGACCGAACCCTTCGTAGAACGGAATCCCGCCGTCAGGAGTAGTCCCCCAACCACCGCCGCGCTCCCCATCGGCAAACTGCTTGCGGAAGGTGTAAGTCGAAAGGGACGTTGGGATTTCCCTGCCGTCATACCTTGCAAACCCGTCAATTTTGCGATACCCATCAGAAATAGCAACCTCGAAATTCTCACACTCAGCAAGAGTGCCGGGATTGGAGGCTATCTTTGATGTTGATTGGTCAAGACCACCGACAAGCTGAATCGCGCTCATTGATTGCCCCGAACTTGCACGTTTGGTGTTTGTTCTTGAGACATTTGCATGAACAAGTCAGCGTACTCAATCTCAAATCGCTGGTACTGGGTGCTGGCTTCGTCATAACCGGCATACTTACGCCCAGCATTGTGAACAATAATCTCATGGAACTCTTCGGGCAGGATCGGAATATCAGCATTTTCAGCAAGTCGCTGCGGCTGCCTCAGGTAATTGAACGCGATTGACTTGGCCTGAGTAGGTGTCGGGATAAGCAGCATATTGTCGCTTGGGTCGATAACCGCATATTGTGGCTGACCCGCCTGCAAATCCAGATACTCTTTTCGACCAGCCCAATCAAGGTAGTCAAACACGAACACCGGGGTATCCCCATCGTGAATAATCCAGCGTTGCTTGTGAGGGCTGGTATAGGGCATGAGGCGACGAAAGCCGGGGTCAGTAATCAGCGCCCGTAAGTCGTAGCCCTCCTGATCTGGCGTAGTGTTGAAAGCGCCTTGCTCTGTCATAAACCGCCAAGCGGTCTGAAGTTGGATGCTGACCCAAGATTTATTAATCCACCGCACGCAATCACGAATATGCGCAGTAGGCGGGTCAGTGACATCGGTCAATATTGCCGAATCGTCCGTGCCAATCTCGTCAATCAGCTCTTGGGTCAGCTCCAGGTAGTTCACGCAGCAAGCTCCTCCATCATGTCAACGTCATATCCCAAGGAGCGCAACACGATCTCGCGAATCTCTTCGGCCTCAGCGCCTCGCGGATAGCGCAGCTTGAGGCGTCGAGCAACGACAGTCATTTTGCGCTTGCTGTAACCCCGGAACAAGTCCTGATCTTCGGCAATAATACGAAATTGCTCTTTCTGGTCAAGCGGCAAATGGGCCGTTGCAGGATCATCGCCCAAGTCAGTGAAGTTCCATCGGTTGACCATGCGGGTATCCCATGTGCTGCGGGACTTCTTGCCCTCACGCACATAATCATTCTCAATCACTTCAACGTGATTCGAGTTTTTGATGATCTGGTAAATGGGCCACGGCACTGAGCTAGGCGTATTCCACGGCACGAAAACGGTCATGTTGTGCCAGCGGAAAGGATGAGGACGCAGCCCCTTGTACTCGTCAGGCCGCACGATACTGACAATGCGACGACGACCGGGCCACTTGCCGCAGTTGGATGTTAGGTTAAGACCGAGCAGGAACTCAAGTTGATCCTTGCTCAATCGCCCTGCAGCCTCTGGTTCTGGCAGCGAGATTTCTGGCGGTGCATCTTCAACGCGCTCACCAAGTGATTCCAGCATTCGAGCACGTAGCTTCTCGTCTCCGATGTTCGGGTGGTAATCAATACCAAGAACACTCGCAAACGCTTCCAAATCAGCACGGTCAGAATTAACGAACCGATCCTGCCGGGCTTGATCCAGGCGGCTTTGATCTACAGACATTAGTTTCTCCATGTTAAAAGCCCCCGGCAAGACGCCGGGAGCCTGTTTTGCCTTGCGGCGGGTTTACAGCTGGGTCAGATCAGACGTAGCACCAACTTCCAAACGGACAAGCCAGTTGTCGTTCAGAATAACGTGCAGGTCATACCAGTGAGCCACGAAGAGGTCATTCAGTCCAGCCGGATCAGCCTTGTCGGCACCGTCCAGAATCTTGACATCAACGCCGCCCCATCCTTTCGAGCCAGAGCCCTTCAGGTCAGCACAGCCGAGAGCGTTCTTCGCCGTGATCAGGATCGGATAGACGTCAACTTTGTCTGTTCCAGATACGTCAGTCGCCTTCAGGTTAAGGCCAGTCGCCGTTGCACCACCGCCGGCAAAGGCAGTCAGCTCAGGAGACATCAGGAAGCGCAAATGCTCAATGCTGCCGCGCTCGAATTTACTGATCGGGTCAGAACCACCGTACTCTGATACCTTGGTAAACCCGTCAATACGACGAACATCCGGCAAGAGATTGGTGTGACAGAAGGCGATATAGGCTGGCTCAAGGCCGACCGTACCGTTCTCCATGCCGCCATTGTCCACTTCGGTAAAGGTGATGCCCTTAGCGTCGTCCAGAAGACGAATCGCTTCCTGAAGGATACCGAGAGACACCGGGCCATTTACTGAAGTCCGGGCACTGTGTGACGGATCGTTGTAGACCACTGACGTGCCGGCGAGCCACTTTGACCAGGCAACAGCGGTACGAATCCGCATAACCTTGTCTTTGAGCTGATCGACGTTCGCCTTGCGGTGATCGTCTTCGCTCAAGTCGCGGGCGCGGCTCGTAACAGCGTAGATTTCAACACGCTCCTCAAACGTGCCGGTGACGTCCTCGTAGCTGATTGACTGCCAATCAGGGTTGACGCCCTCAGTGATCTCAGTGGTTGATACCGCGTCATTGACGACCCGACGCCAAGAAACAGTCTCGTTCTTGTACATCGGAACCGGCTTCATGTCGGCTGCAGGAATGAAAATATCATGCGGACGAGCCCGTTCAAGGAACTCTTTTACCGCATAAACGTTTGTCCGGTTGCCCGGTCCAGTGGCAGTGCCACCTGTGTAGTTGTTTGAACCGTCATAATGACGACCTAAATCAGCCATGATTTAATACTCCTCTCAGAATAGAGAAGCGAATTGCTCTTCTGGCGTCATCGGCTTACCTCTGCCAGAGCTGCCGGATACACCGGAGCCTTGACTTGGTGGCGATGGCGGTGGAGGCTCGCGTCTCTGAGTTGGTTTTTGGGGATCAGCGGAACTAGCCTGTTGCTGCGCCTGTCCAGCCTGAAACATCTGTGATGCCTCGTCAGGAAAATACTGCTCCATATCTTGGCAAAACTTCTGCAATACATACGCGCTCTCTTCCGCAAACGGAGACCCCATAGCTTCTGCGATGTCCGGGTATTGCGTTGGTTGAGATTGCACTGCGTTGCGCCAATGCGAGAAGTGCGGCGTCTGAGTAATGGCCCTAGCGTTCGGAAACATTTGCTCAAGTCGCTGGAACTCTCGCGAAGTGACTTTTTGATGAAACTGGCTTAAACCGGACGCAGTTTTTTGGGATTGCGCCTGCTGGTTCTGAATGGCCCTAGCCTGAGAGGCAAAAACTTTCTTTACCTGTGCAGCCTCTTCGGGCAAGTCTTCAGATATTGCTTTCCATCCATCATTATCCTCCAAGTCTTTCAGAGTCGGAGCTTCACCTTGCTCGATTTTGAGGAGTCGCTTCTGCAAGTCCTCATTTTGCTGCTGCACAGGGGCAAGGCGGCCATATACAGCTTGGTAACTTTGGTGCAAACGGCTGGAATAATCAGCCATTGTCTGTATTTCTTTCTTGGCCTGATCGCGGTCTTCGTCGCTCAAGCCCTTGAACCACGCGGGCTCGTTGTCAATTTTGGGCGGCTTGTCTGCCTTGCCTGGGTCAGACGCCGACTTTTGCTTTACAGTGGGCTCGGGATCGTCACTTGAGCGCTCCGGCTCACCCTTTTGCGGCTCTTCGTCGCTATCGGGCTCTTGGGGCTCTGACGGACCCGGATCTTCCGGCTCACCTTCAGGGGCTTCTGGCTCCTGCTCTTCAGTTAATCCCGCGCCGGTCTTCGGCGCCTCATCTTCATCGTAGAGTGTGGCGAAAGCCTGCTCATCTGTCAGGGTCTCGTTTAGTTCATTGCTCATCTAATAGTTCCTTTGGCAGTCCTAGAAGTTCTCGAAGTACCGTTGCTTGCGATTGCCACTTAATGGCTGTCTCTCGATCCGCTGCCGTTTCGAGGTATCCAGGCTCATCAAGTGACCCGATAATTTCATTTAGCTGGGTGTTGGCCCAATTCTCGACCGCGATCCAGCTTGAGTCTTTGATGTTAATCTCGTCCATCAGATTGAATCTCGACCGAGACGAAGGTTCTCCTTGCGGCTCATCTCCCGGTTTGCATCAATCTGGTTCTTGACCGCCGCGTTCTCTGCCCGTCTCGCTGAATCAGTCTCGCGCTGAGCGGCCTGTATCTCAGCCTTATAGGCGTCAACCTCAATCCGCATCTCAGCAATGCCCAAGTCTTTCTGAATCTGGGCCAGCGACACGTTTTCTCGGGATGCCGCGTCAGCCAGCTTGCCATTCATATCCATCTCAGCAATCATCAGCTTGACCTGCAGCTCACGGTCGCGAAGTCGTCGGTCTGCCTCTTCACGCTCAAACTCACGACCGGCGGACTGATCGCTTGCGGCCGCCTGGGCCTCCGCTTCAGCTTTGGCCGCTTCAGCCATTAGCTTACGCAACTCAGCCTCTTGAGCCTGCTGCTGCATCTGAGCTGCCGGATTTGCCGCGCTCTGCTGTATCTCTTCGTCAGACAGCCAGAGATCGTCTGTAGGGAAGTCAAGCGTCCCAAGTACCCGCTTGTACATCTCAACACCCTTAATGGCTTGCCGTAGCTCTGGGTCGCCGTTGATAAGCTGCATCGCAAGCATCCCGTGCTGGCCCTGCATGTCCTTGACCATCAGGTAGGACGAGCCGCGAGCCACTACCTGCATCTCAATCTTTGCGTCATCGTCTTCACCAAACTCCATCTCCCACCAGTAATAGCGAGTGAGCATCGGAATAGTGATGTCATCGTCCCAGCCGTGAGCAGCTCGACGCTGCACGATATTCTGGGCGTTCATGACCATGGCCTGCCCGGAGGCGGTCATTTGCGTTTGAGCGGCCTCCCCTTGGGCAAGCATAGGCAACTGAGTATTTTCGTTCGCGTTCTGCTTGGCCCGGTCGTAGATTGGCAGCAATTGACCGACCACTGAGGGAATGTTCTCGTGGACAATTGCATCGGACGATTTGTTTACGTCCTTGCTCTTGATGATCCAAGTCTTCGGGCCGCGAATCGTGTAATCGCCGTTTGCCGGCTCAATCTTGCCCTGCTTAACCGTAGTCTGCGGGCCGCTGCACAACTCTGCGTTGTACTGAATGGCCTCCCACAGAATGTCAACCGACTCCTGCTCTTCTCGAACCAGGCGAGGAACGCCCCAAGCATTCAGTATGTCAGCATCGTCACGCTTGTAAGAGAAAACATAATAAGGGACGCGCTCATCACCAAGGATTGAGTTAATTTCCACTTTGATGACGTGGCTGCCGCTGAACCATACCTCACCCCAGTACATATCGAGCGAGCCATCTAGTTCACCGAAACCTATCTTTTGCAGTAGCTCGGCGTCAATCGCTCCCCGGTACTCCCAGACAATGTAGTCCTGAAAGTTTGATTGCCCGCTCTCAAGCAGGTTTTGGCGCTCTCGAATCAGCGACGACTCTTGACCTGTGTAAGAGGGCTTGCCCTTGTTCTCTAACATTACGCGGCCAATCGCCTCTTCACTGAATCCGGGCCAGTTCCGCATCTCGTACAATTTTGACTTGGGCATATGGTGGAGCTGGTACACGCCCTCACAGGAATCCATTGACCGGCACGGCAATGGGAAAAATGTCCACGGGTCTACGCGCTCTGATGCTGGCCGGTTCTCTCGCACGATCTCTGAGCGCACCGAATAGCCCTCAATAATCACCTCGCCGGTCATTGGGTCCACGGCGGGCTGCCCGGTCATCGGGTCGATTGCGGGGACTTCGCTGCGCCTAACAACGCGCTTCACGCCACTCTTTGAGAATGGCCCCTTGATAATTCCGATTCCAAGACGGCAGGCGTCCTCAATGGCTTGGCGCCCGTGTTTAGGGTAGTTGCAGGCGTTGAGATTATCCTCGACTTTGCGCTCAATGCGGTCTACAGCTTTCTCGGCCTGCGCTGCGTCAATCGGGTTGCCGTCGATATCCAGAGGCTCCGGGCTCGCCGTTAGCGCGAAATTCTTGTCGTTAGTCGGAAACAGCATATCTCCAATACGACTCGCGGCAATGTCAGTCTTGGACCGAGTGATATTGTCAATTGGCGGGCGATCAGAATCCGAGTCCTCATCGTTGCGCTTTGACCGGATGCCCCAATACTGGCGCTCGTCCTCAATCCACCGAGACTCTGCCGCCCGCTTGTGATCGACAGCCTTTTCTTTCTTGATGGTGAGTTTTTGGGCGAGCGCAGCTAGAGCAGACTCTACAGCCCCGCGATCTTCGCCTTGAGTGTCAATCACAAACGTCCTCCAAATCTCTTGTCGTGGATCAGCGGTTGCGGGATAGTGGCCTCTCTCTTGCTCATGGCCATATCAATCATGCGCACCAGATAAATCAAGCAGTCCATCAAGTGGTCGTTCTCCTTGACAATCTTTTGATCCTTGTAACGAAACTGCCGAAGCTCAAGAATAGACTTCACCAGCGTTCTATAAAACCTGAGTCGCCCACTCAGCAGTCGCTCTAGCACGTTATCAATAGCCGCGCTCTTGCTGTGCTTGTCTGCCAGCGCAATATCAACACCATAATCGCCGTATGCCTGGACGAGGTTCTTGCCGTCCTCCTGATTGATAGCAGCCGCATCTCCGACTATCGGTATCCAGCTACCACGGCAGGTAATAGCTGCGGCATGTGAAGCGATCGGCTGTTCGCCGTTCTTGTACTCGGAATAAACGTAAATCGTGTCCGTGTCGCGATCCACAGCACCCCAGAGCGCAGCGGTGTTGTGATAACCGCCGTCAAAACCAACAAGCCTGGGCCAGTGATCCGGTATTCTCTCCAGTGGATCGCAAAGAATAGTGTCTAAATCCACAGGATAAACTGCCCCTTCGCCAATTGCCGGTATGCCAGTGCTTCGCGTTGCCCGCATGTGAGCTGGCGTGTTCTTCAATGTTGCTGACTTATATGCCTCTGTGACGTGCGGCGCATCGTCCCAGGTTATCGAGATTAGCTCACGCTCGGGAGAGAGTGTCTCCATCTCAATCGTCAGCGGTGTAATTCCGTCCATTGGCGTGTACGTCAAGAGCGATATTGGATGCTCGCCACCGCGCAGCCTAGCCATTGCC